GGTCACCGCCTATAACTCATCATTTAAAATTACCGGCTAGAGGTGATGCTTCGGGTATTGATTGTGAAGTTATTTTTTTAGCGTTAGATCAGCCCAAAGACGTTCGCAAGCTTTTATCTCTTGAATTAACCGGGGCATGGGTCAACGAGGCTCGTGAGTTGCCGGTTGCGGTTATACAAGGATTAACTCATCGTGTGGGAAGATACCCATCTATGGCTGATGGTGGTACGACCTGGAGAGGAATTTGGCTTGATACGAACCCTATGGATTCAGATCATTGGTATTATAGGTTAGCTGAGAAAGAAACACCTAAAGGAGAGTTTGCCTGGAAGTTTTTTAAACAGCCTGGAGGCGTTGTTGAGGTCAAAACTGAGGATGTTCCGGCCGAGATACCGGAAGCCCAGGGATATATTTCTGCGGGATCTAGATGGTTTAAGGAAAATCCGAAGGCGGAAAACATACATAACCTGCCGAAAGGTTATTATCAGTCCCTACTTGGCGGTAAGAACTTAGATTGGGTTAGATGCTATGCCGAAGGTAAATATACCTATGTCCAGGAAGGCAAAGCTGTTTGGGAAGAATACGATGACAGCACCATGTCTGCGGAACTAACGCCGGTAGAAAATGTGCCGGTACAAGTTGGATTAGACTTTGGATTAACGCCTTCTGCGGTTTTTGCTCAACGATTACCTAATGGTGCCTGGCATGTGCTTCATGAGGTTGTGACGTTTTCTATGGGCCTAGATAGGTTTGTAAATGTCTTGAAAAGTGAAATGGCTATGAGGTTTCCTAATTTTGAGTTCATGGTATGGGGTGATCCGGCTGGTGGTGCCAGGGATCAGCATTACGAAGTTACCAGCTTTGAGTTTTTAAAGACACATGGCATATATGCCCGCCCTACTCCCACTAATGATTTTAGAGTTAGAAGGGAAGCGGTTGCTATGCCGATGAATAGATTAGTCCAGGGCAAGCCTGGGTTCCTAGTTAACAAGAAATGTTTACGTCTAAGAAAGAGTTTAGGCGGTGGATATCATTATACGAGGGTTGCTATTGGTGCCGGTCAGGAAAGATTTAAGGATAAGCCCAATAAAAACGAACATTCCCACGTGGGGGATGCCCTAGGCTACTGCCTTCTTGGCGGTGGAGAAATGAAACGTATGACGAGAGGAACCACTAGAAATGTCCAACCGGTTATTGCGAACCAGGAGTTTAATGTTTTCGCCTAAAAAACTAAAAAATAGGCAAATAGTTAAGAGATACCAAGACCGAGTACTGGGAAGCCGGTTAATTAATTCGAGGAGTAAAAAAAATGTTCACCGCAGACGAACTGATGCAGGTGATGAAGCTTGATGGATACCGAAATAGACTAGTTACCTTCCAGCCAAATCACATTCACATGACAAAATTTAGGGATTTTGACCAAGAAATTTTAGATGGGTATGGCCGTCCCCACATCGAAGACTACGCCGTAGACGGATTAAGCTATTCTGCTATGTGCGATGGCAAAGTTTACGCTATGTTTGGTCTTTATCCTCTATGGAAAGGCGTAGCTGAAGCCTGGCTTTTGCCTTCTACAAAGCTAGAAAACCGAAAAATAGTTTTTCATAAGGGCAGTTTGCGATTTTTTACCTATGCATCACAAAAATTGAAGCTTCATAGGATACAAGTCTATGTACGTTCCAGTAATGTTCAAGCTGTCAAGTGGATTGAGATGATGTACTTTAAACGTGAAGGACTGTTAGAGCGATATGGTCCTGATATCAATGACTATTACGTCTATGGGAGATTGTTCTAATGGGTGGTTTATTTGGTGGTGGTGGTCCTAAAGGTCCTTCACAAGCAGAATTAGATGCACAAGAAGCAAGAGAAGACCGAGCTGAGGCTGGTGAAGCTAGAGAAAAAAGAAAATTAGCCTCTAGATCTAGGTCAAGAAGAACTGGCGGTCAAAGATTATTGATGAGCCAGGATAGAGACAACCCTGCATTAGGCAATCAAACAGAACAAAGAACGCTTGGCCCAGGTAGAAATCCTAGAGGATGAGATCATATCCTAGAAATCCTAGAAAAAATAAGGAGAAAAACAATGCCAATGGTGACTTACAAGACCGACAAGGGAATGAAGACGAAAACCTTCCCTTACAACAAGAAGGGGATGGAGCAAGCGAAGAAGATGGCAACTGAAACTGGTGGTAAATTAAATAAATCCATCAATTCTGCCGGCAAAATGAAAATGAAGAAGAGTAAATCTTATGCCTAAACATATCTATGATTTGAATCCAAAACTAAAACCTAAAACAAAAGAACAGCCGAAGCCGAAGGAAACAAAAAAAGTTGGTAGCAAAAAAGTTTCAAAATCCTAAAGGCGGTCTTAACGAAGCTGGTAGGGAACATTTTAAGAAAACTGAGGGAGCTAATTTAAAAAGTCCGGTCAAAGAAGGTGTAAATCCTAGACGGATAAGTTTTGCTGGAAGGTTTGGTGGTATGGATGGCCCTATGAAAGATGACAAAGGAAGGCCAACAAGATTAGCACTAGCATTAAAAGCTTGGGGTTTTAGAAATAAGGAAAGTGCAAGAAACTTTGCAAATAGGCATAAAAAAGCATGACAAAATTAAAACCAAGTGAATTAAAGAAAAGATACGAAAACGCTAGCCGTCACAAAGATAACTGGCGATCTATCTACGAAGATGCCTATCGATATGCTCTGCCCATGAGAAATTTATATGATGGGTATGCAGAAGCCAATGTACCCGGCCAAGATAAAATGGCGAGGGTGTTTGACTCCACGGCAATACAGTCTACACAAAAATTTGCTAACCGATTGCAGTCGGGTGTTTTTCCTCCACAACGTGAATGGTGTAGATTGATGCCGGGTGACGAAATACCGGAAGAAAGATCAGTAGAAGTCCAAAGAATATTAGATGACTATGCAACTAAGATGTTTGCGGTCATGAGACAATCACAGTTTGATATGTCTATGGGTGAGTTTCTGCTAGAGCTGGCAATAGGAACGGCTGTTATGCTTATACAGCCAGGCGATGAAGTACAGCCTATAAGATATACCTGCATACCCACATTTCTAATTTGTTTTGAGGAAGGACCATTTGGTAAGGTTGAAAAAGTGTACCGCAAAATGAAACGTCCATTTGGTGTATTAGAACAAGAGTTTCCTGATATTAAAATATCCCAGGCTATGAGGTCTAGGTATGAAAATGACGATACTGAGATAGTCGATTTAATTGAAGGTACATATTATGACAAACTAACTGGTAATTATCATTATCAAATTATTGATGAAGCCGGCCAGGAAGAATTAGTTTACCGAGACTTAAAATCATTTCCTTGGGTTATTGCTCGTTATATGAAGGCCTCACAAGAGCGTTATGGTCGTGGACCGGTATTAACTGCCCTACCCGACATTAGATCCTTAAACAAAGTTAAAGAGCTTATATTAAAATCTAGTAGTTTATCTATAGGCGGTGTGTATACGGCCTCAGATGATGGTGTTTTAAATCCTGCGACAGTTCGTATTGTTCCAGGTGCAATCATTCCGGTTGCTAGAAATGGTGGTCCCCAGGGTGAATCTTTAAAACCCTTGCCCCGACCTGGTGACACACAACTTTCACAACTAGTGACCGGAGACTTAGTTGCCTCTATCAAAGCTATTTTGATGGATGAAAGCTTACCACCTGACACTATGTCAGCTAGATCAGCATTAGAAATATCTGAGCGTATGAAACAATTATCTCAAAATCTAGGTGCTAGTTATGGCCGTTTAATAAATGAAACAATGATACCGGTAGTTAAGAGAACTTTAGAAGTTATGAATGATGTAGGTATGATTGAACTACCGCTAAAGGTCAACGGATTACAAGTTAAGATAGCTCCGACTGCACCGCTAGCTATGGCTCAGAACATGAGCAAAGTAGAAGAAACATTAAATTTTATGCAGATAACTGCACAAATGGGTCCCCAAGGACAAGTCTTTTTAAAACAAGACAAATTAATCGATTACATTGCTGACCAAATGGGAGTGCCGGCTGAGTTAAGAACTACACCGGAAGAGCGACAGCAATTAATGCAACAAGCCATGGAAATGGCACAACAAGCACAAGAACAAGGGCTACTAAATGGACAAGCAGAACAACCCGCAGAGGTCAATCAATAGTGAAGGATGGGATGGTTTAACAGATTTAGACGTTGATAATAAACCACCAGAACCCTCAGAATTAGATAAAATTTTTTTACGAACTTTTCAAACCGAAGACGGCAAGAAAGTTTTGCTATATCTCAAGACATGCACCATTGATCAGCCTACCTGGACACCAGGAGCAGAGGCTTCGCATGGATATATGAGAGAAGGTCAAAATTCTATTACTAGAGAAATATTTAACAGAATAAGGAGATGTGAGAATGTCTGAAGAAAAAGAAGGCTTAATGGCTAGCGTAGAAACTGAAGAAACAGAAGAGCAAATAGCTGACGAAGGAATGGCCACAGCTAATCCAAGTGATGTTGTAGAAGGTGAAGACCTAGAAGGTTTAGAATATGAAAGACCTGATGATTTTCCAGTAAAATTTTGGGATGAAAAAGAAGGTCCTGATATTGAAAACCTGGTTAAAAGCTACAACAATTTAGAAAAAAAACTTAGTGAAGGAAGGCCAAAAGCTCCTGATGAGTATGATATAACAGCTCTTGAAGGTGTTGATGCCGAAGATCCCCTACTGAAAGATTATATGAGCTGGGCTAAAGATAATGGTGTTCCTCAAGAAGCATTTATGGATTTAGCTAAAAAGTTTGTAGATATGGGATATCAATCTGAGCAAGAAGCTAAGTTAGACATGGAAAAAGAAAAAGCATTACTTGGTGAGAATGCTAATGAAATAATTAAATCTAACGTTAACTGGGGCCGAGGATTAGTTTCTAAAGGTGTATTAACAGAAGAAGATTATGCAGAGTTAGAGGTTCTTGGTGGGACAGCTAATGGTCAAAGGCTAATACAGAAATTTAGACAGCTACAAGGTGAAAAAGAAATACCGGTAGTTTCTATAGCGGGCAATCAGTTAGATAAAGAAGAATTATTTGCTAGAGTAGCTGATCCTAGATATCAAACTGACCCAACATTTAGAAGACAAACTGAGAAAATGTTTGAGGAAAATGTACCTGGTTAATACGTATAAAATCTAGATATGTATTCTAGTATTTACAAAGTGTTATTTTTTTGATATTTTTTTAATGATCGATAACTCCCAGGAGCCGATCTGACTAGAGATAAGTCTCTACGTTGCTAGACGTACTAGTAGTCGAAGGTCGGATTTCCGGTAACCAAAGGCGAATTAACTTTAACCTTTTATGGGAGAGCTATAATGGCAACCACTTTAAGTAATGCATTCATTACTTTATTTGAAGCCGAGGTTCACCAAAATTATCAGGCTACTGCTACACTAAGAAACGTAGCTCGCATGAGATCAGGTGTTACTGGAAGTACAGCTAAATTTCCTATCCTCGCAAAAGGTACAGCATCAGTAAGAACTCCTTCTACTGACGTAGTGCCAATATCAGGTCAGTTCAGCACAGCAACTGCTACTTTGACTGACTATATCGCATCTGAGTATTCAGATATTTTTAACCAAGCAAAAGTAAACTTTGATGAAAGACAAGAGTTAGCAAAGTTAGTAGGTAATGCAATCGGTAGAAGAGAAGATCAAATTATTATTGATGCTCTTATTGCTGGTTCTGCCGGGTCTACTATAGCTAATACTGTCGTAACAAGTGGATCTGCAAGTGCTTCTGATTTAAATGTTGGTAAGATTATCCAGGCTAAAAAAGCTTTGGATACTAATTCTGTACCACCACAAGACAGACACATGATTATTCATGCAAGTTCTTTAGCTTCATTGTTAGCTGACGAAAGAGCAGTTAGTTCAGACTTCATTCAACTCCAGGCATTAGCTCGTGGTGAGATTCAGCAATTTGCTGGGTTTAATATCCACATGATTGGTGACAGAGATGAAGGTGGTTTACCAAAAGACGGATCTAACGACAGAACATGCCTAGCATTCCACAAAGATGCTATTGGTTGTGCTGTAGGTATAGCTCCAAAAGTTGAGGTAAACTACATCCCTGAGAAAACTTCTTTCTTAGTATCAGCAATGTATTCAGCCGGTGCCGTGGTAATTGATACCGCTGGCCTCGTTGATATTACTTGTAGGGAGAGTTAATCATGGCTTTTAATAGAACTGGGATAAACCCAATAGGCGGTCAATCCAAAAAAGGAACAGCCCCTCAGATGTGGACATATACATCTGCGGATGCGATAGCTACTGTTAACACAGCCGGTTATTTCAACGATATGTCAGATGATTTGTCTGTAGGTGATGTTATCTTTGTACATGACAGCAATACTCCAACATTAAGTATTGTAATGGTTGCATCTAATGCATCCGGTGTTGTTGATGTTACAGATGGCACAACTGTCGCTATGACTGATGGTGACTAACAACTAACCTAGGGGGTCTCCTTGCCCCCTAGCATTATGGCGAGGTCC